ATGCGTCAGGTTCGTTTGGGGCTGAGGTGGGGGGCTGGGCTTTACAACATCTTGGCATGGAGTTGATGTCGTGGCAACAGCGGGTAATTGACGCACAACTTCTTTTTGACGGCGACGGAGATTTTTTGCATCGTATGTCTATGGTTTCTACGGCGCGTCAGAACGGTAAGACGGTTGCGTTGACTGCGCTTGTCGGTTGGTGGCTGACTGAGATGCCTAAGCACCGGGGGCTACCGCAAACCGTGCTATCTACTGCTCATCGTCTTGACTTGGCAGTCATGTTGTATGACAAACTTGCTGACATTCTTGAGTTGCGGTTTGGTGCAAAACTCATGCGGTCTTATGGCCGTAATCAGGTGACTATGCCTGACGGGTCTAAATGGTTTATTCGTGCAGCCAACTCGAGTGTCGGTCACGGTATGTCTTGCGACCTGATCGTAGCCGACGAAATTTGGGATATTGGGTCAACGGTTATTGACGGCGGTTTACTACCTGCCCAGCGCGCTCGCCGTTCGCCATTGTTGTCGGCGTGGTCAACGGCTGGCACAGAGGCAAGCACCGCAATGCAACGTTGGCGCGAACAGGGGTTGCGATCTATTGACCGTGCTGAGCCGTCATCGCTGTACTTTGCGGAGTGGTCGCCACCGCCTGACATATCGCCTATGGATAGTCGCGCGTGGGGTTGGGCTAACCCAGCGCTAGGCAAAACGCTTACCCTAAAAACGATTGAGGCTGAGAGCGAGAACCCTGACCGCGCAAGTTTTTTACGGGCGTCGTGCAACCTATGGGTTGCGTCAGACCGATCATGGATTTCCCCGGGACTATGGCCTGAGTTGGAGTACACAGACGCGATGCCTGACGGTGGCACAGTCGCCATAGAAACGTCGCTAACTGACGACCGATATTTTGCCACTCGAGCCGTCGTGCTTGACGATCGGCGCACCGTCGTCACCGTTGAATTTGTCTGCGACACATACGACGAAATGTTGCAACACGTTGAGCGCCTAGCCAAAAACACGGCAATCAAATTTGCTATTAGTCCGTCTATAGATATTCATTGGCCGTTGGCGTTAGAGCGTCGGCGTGCGATCGTCGGCTATGGCGAGATACTTAAATTTACGCCGCGCATCAAGTCAATGATTCACGAAAAACTGTTGTGGCATACAGGCGAAAACATGCTTGCCGAACACGTACAACGCGCCGTCGCAGTACGCAGTCAAAACAGCATCGCACTATCTAGCCAGCGATCACCCGGCCCAATTGAGTTAGCACGCTGTTTAGTTTGGTGCGCCGCACTTGCCAGCCGACCTACCGCAACAGGTAAACCTATGATCGTTGTCGCTAATCGCTAGTATGCAAAACGGGTGGCCGTCGTTTACTTATGCTTTCTCGGTTACGTTTGCGGCGGTCACCTATACACATTGAGCATTTAGTTTGGTGGCATACTTAGGCAATGGCAATCTTTAACAGGTCAATCAAAAAGGCTGCAATATCGCCTCAGCCAACTAAAGCAGCGGCGGCTGGTAGCGGATACGTTGGACAAAACTCAGGCGCAAATTCAATTGGCCAGTATTACAACTATGTTGAAGGCACAGCACGTAATCGTGCGATGAGTGTGCCGACGATAAGTCGAGCGCGTGATCTTATGGCCAGCGTTATCGGTTGCATGAACTTAAAAATGTACAACGAAATTTGGAATGGCAACGAAATGGAAAAGTTGCCTATTGCACCGCGCACTTGGTTGCGACGCATTGACCCAAGCGTGCCTAATTCGTTTTTGCTTGCATGGTTATTTGACGATCTTTTCCATTTTGGACGAAGCTTTTTATATGTGACAAGCAGGACGGCGGACAATTACCCTGCGTCGTTTACGCGTTTGCCTTCCTCAATGGTCCAAACGCTCGACCAGTCCGGTCCCGTCTGGTTTGCACCGTCAAAACAAATTGTGTTTAACGGCGCTGAACTTGACCCAGCAAACGTCGTGCAATTCTTGTCGCCAATTCAAGGCATTGTTTATATGTCAGAACAGTCAATTGCAACAGCGTTAAAACTTGAAGCAGCGCGTAATCGCAATGCGTCATCGGCTATACCCGCTGGTATTTTGCGTCAAACTGGCGGCGAGCCTTTGAGCGCTCAAGAGTTAGCCGATCTTGCAGCGGCGTTTAATGCGGCGCGTGAAACTAATCAGACTGCCGCGCTAAACGAGTTTGTGTCGTACACCGAGACTGCTACAAGCCCTGACAAAATGTTGTTAATTGAAAGCGCTGAATTTCAGGCAATGGAAATGGCACGTCTTTGCAACATTCCGCCGTACCTTGCAGGCGTGTCGGTCGGTTCATATTCATACCAGTCGAGTGCTGAGGCACGCATGGACTTGTGGACATTCGGCGTACGCGCTTACGCAGATTGCATCGCTGGCACACTAAGCCAAAACAACGTGCTACCTAACGGCACATACGTTGAGTTTGACGTAGAGCAATATTTGTCGGGCGAGTACTCAATGAGTGACTACCGCGAGGACAATTCCGAAACACCGATACCAAATGGAGTACTATAAATTTTATGATCCGATTAACCCCTTCACAGATCACGGTTGATGCAGCGGCGGCAGAGGGCTTGCCGTCGCGCTCAATCTCAGGCGTGGCAGTTACATACGACGAAACGGCAACAGTTAATGACGGCACTAAGGTACGATTTTTGCAAGGGTCGTTGCCAGTCACGGGGCGCGACCCGAAACTATTTATGCAACACGACAGCAATCAGATCGTCGGCAAAGTAGTTGAGCGCGTGGACACACCACAAGGCATGATGTTTACGGCCAAGATCAGCGCCACTCGACTAGGCGATGAAGCTTTGACGCTGGCAAATGACGGCGTTATTGACGCTGTATCGGTAGGCGTAACGCCAACAAAGTTTAGTTACGACGAGGAAGGCGTAATGATTGTTGAGGCGGCCACGTGGCAAGAATTGTCAATGGTCAGCGAAGGCGCGTTTAATGGCGCGATTATTACCGAGGTCGCAGCCAGCGCCCCTGACGAGGTAGCCGAAGGTATCCCCGAAACCGAATTGACAAGTGCTATACAATCAGAACAACAAGAACAAAAGGACACAACCCCCATGAGCGAAACACCAGTTACACCAGTAGTTGAAGCAGCGACCGCAACAGTTGAAAAACTTTGGGCGCAACCAAAACAAGAATTTAAGATGCCAACACCGGGCGAATACTTTGCCGCGATGACAATTGGTGGCGACACATTTCGCAAAGTAAACGAAGCATACAAATTTGCTGCCGCTAAAAGTCAGTCAGCATTGCAATTTGCTTTGGCACAAGATTTAACAACTGATACACCGGGTTTGTTGCCACAACCAGTTTTGGGCAACGTTTTCTTAAACTACAATTTTGTGCGACCAGTTGTGTCGGCAATTGGTACTCGAGCAATGCCAAACGGAAACGGTAAAGCATTTACTCGCCCGATCATTACTCAGCACACTTTGGCAGAAGTACAAACTGAAGGTTCGCAAGTTGCTACTCAAAAAATGACGCTTTCGGCAAATACCGTTACACGTCAAACTGTGGCTGGTGGCGTATTTATATCCCAACAGGACATCGATTTCACAGACCCTGCAGCGCTTAATGCAATCTTGACAGATTTGCAAGGCGCATATTTAAAAGAAACTGACAACATTGCGGCCGATGCTTGCAATACTGCAAAACAGACATCAGGTTTTACTTGGACAGTTACAGCAGGTGACCCAACATCACTTATGGCTGCGTTGTACGGTTGCGCGTTTAATATCAGCAACGCGACAAACTTGTTTGCAACACATTTGCTGGTAAGCGTTGACGTGTGGCAAAAACTTGGCGGTCAACTTGACGCAGACAAGCGCCCACTATTCCCAGCAATCGGCGCACCGGGTCTTATCGGTCAAAACACATTGGGCGCAGGTTCGGCCGCATCATGGTCAGGCATGAACCCAATGGGACTTGAGATCGTGGTTGACGGCAACTTTGCGTCAGGCACAATGCTTGTCGT